GACTATATGGCTGCCAATGTTGAGACGCTGAAAGACAAAGATAATGGGATATTTTTTATTCCGTGCGACTTTGTAGATCCTGATGATGTGGAGTCATATGATGGTGCCTATAAGATTAATTACGACACTGGCGAGATGACTGCAAAGATGCGCGAGGATGGGCGTATACATGTGCAGAGAGCTTATACCAATATTGCAACGGTAGCGTTCCTGGTCATCGACTACGATGGTGGTGTGACTATTGAGGATGCGATAGAGCATTGGTTAGGGCTAGAGGTTGAGTTTTTTGTGTACACATCCTTTAATCACATGATAGACAAAGACAATGGTGAGGGCTTGGTAGATCGTTTTAGGATCGTTGTCAGGATTGCAGAGCCGATTAGTATTGATGACTATTACAATCGTGAAGAGTCGTTGATTGAGCTGGCTGGCGGCAACTGTGATTTGTCTACTTTCACTCGCGGTCGTGGATTCTATTGGCCATGTAAGAACAAGGAAAACGATTCTGAATTTTTCATGCATTACTTTGATGATTACAGCGGGTCAGTAGACGTAATAGAGCTATCTGAAAACAAAATTGCAAATAAGGCGGTTAGTGGAGACAAAAATACTAAATACAATTCACAGGGTTTTGGTATGAGTGGTTTAGGTGCTAATGGTATGAGTGTTGAGGAGATGCAAGAGATTAAAGATGAGCTTTATAACTGTAGTTTTCCAAGTTATAACGACTGGTTTCAAATGGTTGAAGCAATGGCTACTGGTGGTTTCTCTGAATTCGATATGAACGAAGTTACTCTTAATAATATCAACCATGCAACGACTACTAGCGGTACGCCGGATGCGATCAGATGTAGAACGCATTGGGTTAGGTTTGCTGCCCGTGGTTATAGTGATATGGCGATTGGAAAGCTGGTTACCTGGGTTCGGAAATTTGGAAATCCAGATTTTAGGACCAAAGGTTACAAGAGTAATTTAAAGATCAAAAAGCTGTCTGATGATATTGATGCGATAGAGCAATTGATAGCTAAGCGGAAAAAATCGGCGTGATGGTTTGGTAGTAGGTAGTAGGTAGTAGGTAGTAGGTAGTTGGTAGTTGGTAGTAGGTAGTAGGTAGTTGGTAGTAGGTAGTTGGTAGTAGGTAGTAGTCAGAATAACAAATGCCAGGGAGGTAATAGAAGATGACTAAAAACAGAGAGGAAATGACGACTGAGGAGTTGCAGGATTTAATAGAAGAGCGTCGGCAAGAGAAAGCTAATGAAGAGGCGTTAGTGGGGTCGGGTGTTATTGAGATATTGGAAAAGCTTAATGAGCTTGATATTGAGTTTGATGAGATATTGACTGAAACGGGCAATGCTGAGGTTTTTGTAAAATCGTTTGATGATGAGGTGCGATACGTCATTGAGTTAAAACAATGGGCATATTGGGCTAATCAGAAATGGAACCTCAATACAGACTCTGAGATAGAGAGAAAATATAAATCGGTTATTGATTCGATTAAAAAATATCGGTACGAATTGGAAGGTATGAACGTATCACTCCCTGCTGTCGCTAAGGGCGATGACTCGCCGTTAGCAGAGCGTACTAGGGTTGCTAAGGCGATGCTACAAAAGATGCTCAAGCGTGTCAGAGCATGGATTACAGCATCATCTAATAAAGGGACTAAGGAGCGCTCTATTGATGTGGCGGCGACATTGAGTGGTATACCGATTCATTACAATGAGTTTGATCGTAAGGGACAATTTTTTGGTGTGGCAAATGGTGTGATTGATTTGCGAGATGGCAAATTTATTAAAGATAAGCCGGAATACATGTTGTTAAAATCATCTGAGGTGGAGTATGAGGATGGTGCTGAGTGTCCAATATGGCAACAGACATTGCTTGAGATCATGGAAGGTGATGAGACGAAAGTTGATCTGTTGCAACAGATTGCAGGCAGTTGCCTGGTCGGTAATTCAAAAGAGAAAATGTTCTTTTTTTGTGGTGATGGTAGCAATGGTAAATCGACATTTGCGAAAGTTTTAGAGCCGATTTTAGGTAAAGCTGGCGATGGTGGTTATAAAGCGTCGGTAAGTCCTGAGGTGATCACAGGTGCCTCTACATCAGAAAAGCAATATGCTCTAGCAATGTTGAAAGGTGTTCGCATGATCATCATGAACGAGTTGGGTAGTTCTGATGGTCGAAAGTCTAGCAATGCGTTGGACGATACAATCGTGAAGCGGATGGTTGATTCGGATGAGGGGATGGCTGCCAGGCCAATTCGTGGTGAGCCGTTTGAATTGACGTGCGTGGCAACGATGATTCTTAATACTAATTACGTGCCGTCGGTTGCTTGTACTGATGGTGGTATATGGCGGCGTTTGGTATTGCTGAATTTCAATCGAGTTTTCAGTGATGCTGAGAAAGATCGTGAGTTGATCAGTAAGAAATTAACGTTTGAGCAATCAGGGATTCTAAATTGGTGCATTGCAGGTGCGATTGCATACATGGCTAATGGTCAACAGTTTGATATTCCTAAAGTTGTGAAGGTAGATACTGCAATGTGGCGAAGTGGTGAGGATAAGTTAGGAACGTTCATTGACTCTGCAATCGTTGAGGATGGTAGAGCTACAATCAAGTTAACCGACTTTTTGAGTCAATATACTGAGTGGTGTGTAGAGCGACGGTTGTATTCAAGTGGTGACAAGGAATTAAAAAAGCAATTGGTGCAGCGTGGTATAGATGTGTCCAATGCGTACAGTGGCAATCTTAATCGTATACGAGGATGGAAGTTTCGTAAGGGCCACATTGGTGAGATCTACAATGATATTGATGAGGATGGTGGTAGTCGCCGCCTGGACGGCGGTAATGGTGCAGATGAGGATAATATCCTGCAATTTTGATGGATATTGTGTTAAATTTGATGGTAAGACAAGAGCCCTTTTTTGGGCTTTTTGTCGTTATCTGAGATGTTGATTTGAGATAGCTCTATTTCGTCTATATAATATATAAAAAAAATAGATAAAATAGATAAAATAGACGTTATTTAATAGTATATATGTAGAGATATTTTATTTTTTTAATATATATATATTTGTACTGTAGGGTTATATGCCAGAAAACGGTCTATTTCCTCATTATTAAGATGATTTAGCTGTTGTGCATGTGCAGTGGATTGAACCCACCACCACCGAAAATTTCAACAAAAGCCATCCTAAGCTATCCTAAGCTATCCTAAGCTATCCTAAGCTATCCTGAGCCATCCATCACCACAAGAGCGCGCCTGGCAGGGACTATGCTCAGAGCATGGCAGGGACTATGCTCAGAGCATGGCAGCAGCGCAATGGCAGGGACTATCTTTGACTATCTTTGACTGTGTTATTTTAAAATGTCATCCTAAATGACATAATTGCATCCTAAATGACATACTTTCCTCTGAGGAAACATTATTTCACGCCTTGAAACAAAATTTTTCAATATTGTCAATTCAAATCCCGCGTATTTGCGGACCACTTCTCAAAATAAAATAATACCTTACAGCGCTGCGGTCCTTGTCACAAACCCCCTATAATGCCAACAATCTCACAAAAATAACATTATTTCCAACACTCTTATATCGTTCTGTGCTACGACTAATTGTCATCGGCAATTTCGGATACTACTGTAAATCCATACAGCAATCAACTACTGTAAATCCATACAGTATTCTCTTGTAAAAATAACATGGGCAATTTTATAATGTTGGCACGATTCTTGCATGTATTTTTGTCATGGGCAATTTTACAATCTTGGCACGATTCTTGCATGTATTTTGTCATGGGCAATTTTACAATCTTGGCACGATTCTTGCATGTATTTTGTCATGGGCAAAATCAGGTCGTACTGTAAATCCATACAGTACTATTACTGGCTATGTTATTTTTTTTAATCCAGCCCTCCCACCGCCTATAATTATACAGCATTTTTCAGATTATTCTCTGAACTGTCTCACATAGTCAATCATCCGACCATCCCCACCATTTTATGACCATTTTATTTTTACTAGCAAGAATCATACCAACTATCTCCCAACTATGTGACAAGGACCGCAAATATCAGAGAGAGTCTACACACTGTGATCAACCAATCAAAAATAACATTATCTTAACCATTACAGATCATCCACATTATTTCGATCACCTCACAAACTCGCCAGAAATATTCTGCACCTTTTCGAGATAGACTATAGATAGTTTTATAGATACCTACCCTCGCAGCGCTGCTAAACCCTTGATTTATATAGAAAAATCCCGTTCTCTCTAAACATAGAGCAAGAACAGAAACCTATCCAAAATAACATGATCTCAATAATGTCAAATGATTACGTCACACTTTTAGATAATTGATGGGGATGTGATTTAGATCATGTTATGACTATTTTATTTTACTATTTTATTTTGATAAGTGGTTTACATTTTGCCAAAGTGTGACAAGGACTACAAGATTGCATAGTGAGACGTGGGACACCCCCCAACCGAGACCCACCCCACAGAAAAAATCTTGCACAATGCCGCTGAGACACCTGGCCATATTCAGCCCCCGCAGCGCTGCACAACCCAAAATAACATAGTACAAGCATGGTCAAAGCATGCTCTGAGCATAATCAAAATAACATAATACAACCATGGTCAATAACATAATACAACCATGATCTGAGCATAGTCCCCCACCATAATACAAGCGTGCTCTCAGCATAATCAAAATAACACGCTCTTTTGCCACGCTCTGCTGCCAGGTATCCTCCTCTCCTCTCCCCTCCTCTCAGTCCCTAAATAATCTCTATACATGGAGATTATACCGATGCCCAAACGCTCGAAATACAGCAAAAAAGACAGGATTTTTAAATCATTGCCTAAACAGTTCAGAAAACCGCCAGCAGATCAGACCTGCCCACGAAGCGGTAAGAGACTGTTCGTGAGTGCTAAAGCGGCCACACGCTTTGCAGAAGCCATTAACCGTGCATATCAGAACCCGTACCTGTGCGTCCACTGCGAGCATTACCATCTCACCTCGCTACCACAGCAAGCAAAAACAACACCACCAGCCCCACCAGACTCTCAGGACCACCACAAATCACAATAAACCCGCATTGAATCACAGACACCATCAAACATTTTCAGTACCCTGAAATTATGCATTATTTTGCCGTTTTTTGCAGAAAACCTGAACTATACCTCATAATCAAAATGGCATCCTGATTATAGTTTGGCCGTTGCCAGATTCGGCACTGCAAATTAAAAATATCAATATGTCTACTACTTTTATACGTGTAAACATCGCGAACACACGTGTGCTCTTATCATCATTTATGTCTGATGAATTGCATGCATCGCAATTCACTATAGACCGATCCGACAATGGCAGAATCCATCGCTATCCAAAAGATGAGCCGCCTGGCGATCAGATACATTACATCGAACTGACTGCCACCGCAGATCCGTTCGGCGAGAACGAAATCGAAATTGATTTCATGGTCAAAGTGACATCATCAATCGACCCGAATAACCAAGAAATCGAAATTGAATTCGATCATCATAGCGAATTCGAACTCAACTATCCGATGTTGATAGATGACGATAGAACAGCGATGCCGTACATCGCCAGTGACGTTGCGACTAGCAAATTTTTAGAGTCAACATTATTCGCTGATCAGATCATGCTCGTTCAGATTAAAAAAATAGCTGTAGTGATCATCGAACAGATCATCGCGACTAACGATCTAGCTACCCTCTAATCACCACCAAACCATCACCCCCGCTTGGCCTGGACGGCAGCGGGGGAAATGGCACCCACACCCACACACAAGGACACTCACATGGACTACGACACTACACGCAATCTCTACGAAAGGGTGCCACTGCAACGACTCGTCGCAGAGCTGGAGCGATTAAACAAGCAGTGGCAAGGCGTACCCACCACCGATCCATCATATCCCGCAGCATGTCGCACACGCGGCATCTTGCACGAGTTGATACATGAGCGAAAGCAAACTCTACAATCCAACATTGACGATCTAACCACCATCTAACCACCCTCTAACCATCATCCCCGCTAGCGCCGCTCAGGCGCTCTCAGCGCACCCTCCCGCAGCATCCCGCAGCGCCTGGGCGGCGGCTGCCAAAACCACCACAGCACACCACAGCACACCCCAGCCACACACCCAAAAACACCCAAAAACACCCTCAAACTATCTACACTCTCCCGTACCTATCCCAAAAACTCTCTACACTCCCCTACCAACCCAAATATATGTGACAAGGACCACAGCCCTAAAATGTGATCACAGACCCAAATAACATCACCCTTTCTGCACTCCTCTGCACAATCTGCCACAATAGAATCTTTCCTAAACTTAGAGAACGTTTAATAACATGTCAAAATCACCTACACCAACTCATCGAAAGCCATATGTAGCGCGGTCCTCAGCACTATCTACAATTTCCACCACCCCGACCTATCTACGATTTTCTCTACACCTCCCAACAGACCAACAGCCACAGCAGCCACAGCACAGGCACAATAACGCCACCCACAGCGCGCTGTGCACTATCTATACCATTGCATCCGCTACCACAAATCTATCTACACTCCCGCCAAATAATATTACAGTTACGCCACATCTCGCCGCTGTCCACCTGGCAGCAGCGGGAGGTGCATCATGAGCGTCATCAAAAAAGCCAACTCAAAGAATTGGTACATCAAATTTACCGAAAATGGTGTCCCATACGAGCGTAGCTCAGGCACTCGAATCAAAGCGGAAGCCGAGGCTATAGAGCGGCAGCTCAGAACAAAACTGAGGGATGAGCGTCACAATCCCACAGCATCGGAAATCACTCTCAAAGACACGATCACAGCGTATCTTGAAGATCACACGCCACCTGTACTAAGCGCCATCTATCACCAACAGATGAGCGGCGTGTGTGATCGAATTCAAGGCACTCTCTCACCGTCAAATGCTACACGTTATCTACACGATCCAAGCAACCCAAACCAACCCACCGCTGTCACTGTGCAGCCGCTGCAAATCACTAATATGAGTGAGATCAATGCCGCAACGCTCACAGCACACTACAGACAACGAGTACGAGAGGGATATAAAGCCTCCACGATCCACGACGAATTTCAGATCATCAAGAGACTCATGAATTACGCTGCTGGCGATGGCAAAAATTCACCACACTCTAAGATGACGGGTTTCCCGACAATAAAAATCGGCCCTGGACGGCAGCGTGTTCTAACCGATGGCGAAATCAGAGATATCCGAGCAGCTATTACAACGACACTCCATGTCGATCTTTTTGACATGCTGAATTACACAGGCGCAAGATATATGGATATCTGCAAAATGACGTGGGCTAATATCGACGAGGCAGAAGACATCATCACGCTCAAGCACTACAAGACAAAGAGAGCAATCGAAATACACATGTTCCCCGAAGTGGCGGCTATCCTCAAACGCCGCAAGGCAGCACCCAATGCACACTCAAAATGGGTATTTCAAAATCAAAAAAATGACAACCACCTCCACCACTGCTTGTACTGGTGGCGCAGCGCATGCAGTAAGACTGATGTAAATTCCGATGAAAAATTAGACACTGCATTAAACCCGCAGAACCATGCAGAACCAGCCGTGCCGCATCATCTCAGACATACGTTCGCCAATCGTCTGCACCGTGCGGGATTCACACAAGAGGAAATACAGACCATGATGGGCCATAACGACCCAAAGTCGAGTCGCAGATACTCTAAACCATATGATCGAAATATCGTGATCGGTAAAAAAGCAGAGTCGGTATTTACTGATCTATTCTAGCTACAATCCAAACCATCATCCAACCATAAAAAATGCCCTCAAGAGAGGGCATTTTTGTTTTCATCATTGCGGCTAGGCAATTTAAAGCACCAATAACTCATCCACCTGCCTAAAAAACCGTCTGTCATCAGCATCCATTACATTAACACCGATAAACCTGTCCCCCTCCATCAGATAAGAGCCGTCTATCAACTCTTTATGGCTCACATGCACTGTCACATATTCACCGTCAGATCGTCTGATAGTGACTCTCTCAATGCTCTCAGTCAATAACAAAAGGATGCACCCAATCCAATTGATTACCTTTTGAGCGATTTAGCGCACGTGGCAACAATTGCAGATTGCTCACACAGTGTTTGCCACCCTCCGACAAAGGCACAATATGATCCACTTCCATCAGCAGGCCTGGGTAGCATTGATTCAGATACGCCGCTCTCTCATACACCGCCACAATTGCATCCATATCAACATCAGGCAACGTTGCGGCAATTTTTCGCGCTCTGTAATCAGCACAATAACCATTAACCAATCCTTTATTTTCTCGTCGCCACATCAGGTTATACGCAGCACGACTCGCGGCATTTCGTGCGTTCCACCGATTTTTACTCTCACGCACACGACGCGGATTATTTTTGTGCCACTCCGATGATTGCAATTTTGAGCAAATAACACATTTCCAACTGTTCGTATATCGCTCACACACATGTTGCTGCGGACACAATCGTTTTGGATCAAAATAAAATTTCTCGCCCGCTAAATCAGCGGCTATAGCATCTTTCGGCATTGCCAATAATTCGTCTATCGTAAATATACTCATAGATAAAATCCTCTTTTTAGTTACTAAATATTTAGCAATTTAAAAAGAGCACAAACAAACAAACAAACAATCAACAATGATTAATAACGATATTCGAATTCATTACTATAAGATAACTGCGATTTTGAAAAATTAAAAAAATAACTATACGTGGTGGATAGCGTTGTTGTGTAACACGTTGACGAGACCATCGGTCGTGCATCATTGAGACTATAACTACCATAAGACTCATCACCAGACTCTCTTATTTTATTGCGCATCAATTGCCCGATCTGATAAATCAACTCACCATCCTCAGTTCGACGAGACACCAAGCTTGGCTCAATCGTGTTCCAATAATCAAACGAGTACATACCACCCCCATCGCTAACAATAAAATCAAATCTATCTGATGGACTATCTATATCACGACAATAAAGACTATTCAAAAAAACGATGTCAGGAGGATGATCAGTATCAGCATTACGGCCAAACGCGTACATTGTTATTTCAGATGGATATTCAAAAATCAACAACGTACTAACGTCTCCATAGTGAACAAAATAATCCTCAACGGGCCTCGAATATTCAATGTATACAGCAACACTCACCGCCAACGACACTAATAAAATCAAGCTGATTGTATGACGCCAGATTACTTTCATATCTTTTTTTCTCGATTTTTTCGCAACTTATCTTGATGCAACTCAACTAGACGTTGACAATCTTTCTCATAAGCAGCAAAGTACTCACGCTCATACTGTAAAAATTCTGGAGATTTTTTTGGCTGTGTTATTTTTGGTGGAAACTCATACGGCGGTAATTCTCTTGCAATGAATTTTTCATATTCGTCTGCATAGTATGCCAATTTCTGCTCATTGAAATCATGCACTCCCCGCATTACACAACCGTAGCAGCACAACCTCATGCTTACTATAAACACAGTATGATCACACTTAGTGCAACGCTCATATGATGTAAAAAATATATCACCGTTTTTTTTAGCTATCTGCTTGCGCGATAGTCGCTTTACGCACACGCGATTGATACGCTTTAAATCAGTATCCCGCTGCAATCTTACACCCACTTCATTGTCACCACTGTACCCGTAACATTATCGACGGCTAGAGTATCATTCGGGCCTGGGATATTTGAGGGCATCACGAAACTGTATGCCGCTGGCGCTTGGACTACATTTGCATTGTCATCCACGTAACTTTTTGTCGTTAAGACCGCACTGCCGTCCCCGACAACCGTATGTATCTCACAAGTAGTTTTCTGACTCAATGCGATAGAGCTATCATTAAATCGAATTACGCCACCATTCGAACCATCAGCCTTTATACGTCCCATGTCAATACGCGATCCATAATCCAGAATCCTACCACTCAGAACGCCGTTTCTCATTGTATCCAGCACTGCAACACTGGTTCCATTGTTCACAATTAATTTTGTTGCGGTTAGTGGAGCTGTCATTGTTGAACCTGTCTTCTTGACATTTTCATCATCAAGCGTGTTTATATAACCGCGAGTTGGAAAACTATTTGCGTTAGTGCTATCTACACCATGACATGGTAGTTCGAAAGCGCTGTAGGTATCTCTAATCAAAAGTTGATTTTTAAAAACACCAGCCGCATCGTGTCGTTTCAGCTGTGTAAAGTTGTCAGCAGCTACGAGCGCCGCACTATTATTGCCGTTACGATCTAATTCTAAAGTCGAATTTCCGTTAGTATCAATAGTCAAATCACCATCTATAAGCATATTACTATCGAAAACAAAGTTATTGGCCGACATGCTCATTTGATTTTGTTGCACATTATTACTATCAAAAAACCGCAGAGCGTAAGTGAGATTGCCCAATGAGTTTGTTATTTTTGAGCCTGTGTGTTGCAGTGTGAGCACTGGACTGGCCTTGTCCAGAATCAGATTTCCACTCAGAGAATTACTGGTTGTGAGACTTGCAAATCCAGTATCAACCTCACTTTGCGTATATTTGTCTAGATCGGTAATATCAGCTTCTGTGTGAGTATGATTGCCTTCCGAAACACTACCAGCAACTACACCAAAATCTTTATTAAATGCAGTGTTTTTGGTGATAATCGGTTCTTTGGCATCAACGTCACTTTGCAGATTACTAACTGCTGTTGTGCGATTCGTAACCTCACTATTGATACTACTGTTTAAAGTACTCACCTCACCATCAAGATTACCCTGAAGCACGATTGTATCTGTACTGCCGACCAGGCCCGCCGTCCACACATCAGCAGTTTCATCAAATAGCAGTGTGGCCCGCGTATCAGGCCCTCTATGAACCTCGATGCCAGCCGATTGCGTTGGTGTATTTTGCTCATCACTGTTTAACGTAATGATACGATCTGCGATTTCCGTTTCAGTCGAATTCACAGTGACAGTATTTCCGCTGAAAATAACATTATCATTAAAAACTACAACATCGCTGTACGTTTTCATACCTGTTATTGTTTCGTCATGATTACCAGCCTTGCGCATATAGTCACTATTAAATTGTGCTATATCATTTGTTCGTTGTGTTGCAGCAGCTGACTCATTGCTATCAACATCAGTCTGCACCGCATCTATATTATTTTGTAGTGTCGTAACCGCTGATTGTCTTGCGCTCTGCTCAGCAACTATCGCAGCGTCTTGAGCACTATCGACACTACTTTGATTACTTAAATCATTTGTTCGTTGTGTTGCAGCAGCTGACTCATTGCTATCAACATCAGTCTGCACCGCATCTATATTATTTTGTAGGGTGCTGTCAGCTGCTGCTCTACTATTCTGCTCTGCTACCACCGCCGCATCATTACTCGTCACATATGCACTCAGAGTGCTGTTAACCGCTGCTGTTGCACTGGCCGCTGTGTTCTCGTTACTATCCACATCACTCTGCACCGAATCTATATTGCTCTGCAACGTTGCTTGATCTGCTAAACGATTGCTTTCATCTGTCTGTCGCTCTGCATAGCGATCTGATTTATAGACATTGTAAAACGCTAATTCCTGCTGTCTATTTGCCTCGTTCGCGGTAATCGTTTGCAACAATATAGCATCCTCAGCCGCGCGATCTACAACTTCATCATCAACACGATCATCTATACCCGCATTGAAAATATATTGTGCTGTCTCAAAGGCGCTTGTAGACGATGTTAGACTATCTATAGATGCCTGCAAACTATTATCCGCAACTATCCTTGCGCTTTTCTCGATTGCATTTATTCCAGCCAGCGAAACTTTATGAACACCATCGGTAGCATTGTCATGCACGATAAGATAATCGTCAAGAGACGGCGTTAATGTTGGGAGATTTTCAACGTCAAACGATATCAACGGATTGGCAGTCGCGCCATCTCCATTAAGCACCAATAAACCAGAATTTAAAGGTGTTGATATTGCTCGAACATCGTAGCCATTTTGGGATGTTTTGGCGACCAAGCCCCGCGCTATTGGGTCATCGGATATGTTGATCTGATCGGGAGATGGGACAAGGGAATTGTCCCTTGTTATATTACGAAGCAACGTAAATCTACCTTCTACAATCCTATCAACTTCGCCTGACACATCGTTGATTATTTCAATATCGAATAATCCTTGCATGACATTTCTGCCCGATGTGAATTGCACATAATCACTAGCGCTGCTTGATATTGTTATCTTAACGTCACCGTTAGCTAGTAGCTCAATGCCACCACCCACATCAGTTGTTAAACTAAACAGTGATTTTTCAGCAGCTGATGTTAACCGAAATTTACACCGTGCTGAATAAGTCGCCGCTGAAAAATCGTATTGTGTTGGAAATGTGGTTGAAAATGTTTCGCCCTGAGGCACACGCAATTTTGTAGTAGACATAGCTGGATTATCCTAGTTAGAACTAGTATTTATCCAACATGCTGTTAGCGTAGTATTGCTGTTGCAGTGAATCGCATCCCTGAAAAATTCAATTGTTTGAAATTGGACTGCATGACTAAATTTTGCATATCATATGGTGCAGCCTCCATCCTGATTCTAATCAACTCCTCACCTTGTGACTGAATCAGGAATTTTCCGGAAATATAGTTTGATGAGTAATAATTTTCTCTCGATAAATTAAAATTGAATAATGATTCGGTTAAGCTATCCCACGTAGTATCCTGGCTCGGCACTGTATACGTACCATCGTTGTTATCAATCGCAAAGCGTCGATTATACTGAAACGACATCGACGGCTTGTATCTGATATTTGCCGCAGATGACGCTCTTTCTGCTTCTACATGCATTTGCCACTCCATCATCACCGTCACTGGCTCACTATCGCCCGTAGGTGGGATATAAAAGAGAGCGTAGGGGAATTTATTGTAGTGTTGCGCAGCATTAGAGTGTATTACGTTGCTCGATCCCGCTGAGTATCTCCACGTCAGATTTGAGTATGACGGATGGCCAGACGTATACAAAATCATATCCAGCTTATCAACGTTGCCAGAATTATTTAATGTGTCACCGTGCCATTTTAAAACCTCCTGCTTACTCACGTCGCCGGATTTTATATTGATTGTATTGATCACAGCCTGGCCGCCGACTTGGAGGCTATTCTCGATTACGCTTTCATCAGCAACTATATGCTCCGCATAGACCACCCTGGCACCCAAACTATCTCTATGTTGGATCGGCATCCCGATCCGTTCCCCCGTACTGATCTCGCCGCCTTCGGTCACTGCTACATTGATACGACTGCCATCACTCGCAAACACATCCGTAGCATTAAACGAAACCTGCATGCCCCCGTTGGAGCCTACATTTTGGTCAAAATAATAGTATCTGCGTGTGAATTCATTATAATTAGCATCTATCCAACGATTGTTTGGAGTAGCTTGTGTGTTGTCGAATAGAACATCACTGATAGTACCATCGGGTGCTTTATATGTAATGGTCTTACCCGTAACAACGAATTTACCGTTTTCTACAAATACTCTAAAACCCTGGAAAATATACGAGGAATTCAAAATGTTGTTTATAGTTGTAACATTTTTTACACTACTCCAATTCACCGAATCACTGTAACTATCATATGCACCACATTGAAAATATAGATCCTCTCCTTGAGAAACTGTAATCGAGCCGCTTGTATTTTTGCCGTCATATACAATCTTACTATTCGACATACTAGAATTATCTGCCTGTCTTACGCGATTGCCTTCCACATCTGTCTCAGTGCTTGCATTAACTATCCACTCAACACTATTGAGATGTACGCTAGTGACAGAAAAGCCGCTTAATCCAGCTGGCGCAGGATTGCTAAACGTTCGCGATGTACTAGTACTAGATCGTCCAAGCACATCAATTGCAGTTACATCCACAACGATTACACGTTCGGCAATACCATCATTACTAGCTCTATTCTGTTCATATAAAAAACTAGCACGATTCCCAACGGCATTTGTTGAGTGCAAAAGATCACCGTTTTGTTTTTTAAACTCTACTAGATAGTGCGAAAGATTAGCAGCTTCATTATCAATATTATCAGGATCATCAAAACGAACATGTAAATCCTTAGATGTGAATATTGTATTAGAGCTACTACCTGTTACTAGTCTCAAGTTAAGCGGATTATTGAGAGCGCTACCCGACGTTGCCACATCCTCTATAAACAATGATGTTGTCTCTTTTGGTCCATTAGCACTAGTCACACTCACAGGGAACACTGTCACGCTGTGCAATCCCTCATCCTGTGCGTTCAATTGGATGCGCTCTTGCGTCACTGTAAATCGCTCTTGATGGCCTGTTGGGCTATTGTGTAATACAACGTAGTGCTGTAGAAACTGAGGGTTACTGCTTGGTGCATCCCACTCACATATAAGCACACGCGAATTAACACGATCTATAGTTGATTCGGTGATCTGTAAATTTTGGACAGCCGATACATTTGCACCACCTACTTTGATATCACCTGCCACCAGTCCCGAAACCGGATCTATGTTTAGAACTTTATACGCCGCAACTTTTTGCTCATCAACCGATAGCCCTTGGAATTTATAATTGACGCCATCACTCGATATATCAACGCCAGTGATCTTAAATTTTACGTCATAAACAGTTGCATCAAAACGATTATTCTCATCTCTGATAGTCACGATCTGCCCGACTTTGTATAGCGCTCCAGTGATCGGCATTTGCCACTCAACTAACTCAGTATTACGGTTATTGCTCTCCATGATCCACTGTACGTGCCGCTGTGCCTGGCTTAACCGTTGGCACCCGATTAACTCCACAGAATTAGTCAATAATCCGCGAGTAGCGATATCTGCATGATTCGCAACGACAGATGATAGCTCGAAATTTTCGGCAGGGTCACGCCACTTACCAACTACCTGTGTATGTCTTGATGTGTCGGGTACTGAGCTGTAACTAAAATTTGAATTTAACACATCGTTGTTGTCAATGATTGCAATGCTGTCAGTATTATCATCGTCCCATACAACCGATATGACCCCGTTTTGTATTAAAATTTTCCCGTAGAAAGACGACGCTACCGCTGCCATCATTTTATAACTATTAAGAGCAGTGGATAGTTGTCCACTGAATTCAAATCGTCTCTCTTGACCAGTACCATCTATATTATCAACCAAATTATCGCACCACCGAGCGGCGTTCATGAACGCGCCGTAGTCGATCTGATAATCCTCAACTAGTTTGCCATGCGCGTACCGTTGATTACGTATAAGATCAAGCAGTATGAGAGCTGGATTTTTTGACACCCCCTTTTTTGTCATCCCTGTAAAGGCAGCTGTACTAAATCGACTATCTGCCGAACTATTAATAAAATAATTATTCGGCAACGGGATCTCTAAACCCCAAACTTTGAACCATATATCTCGCAGATTCCCACCAACATCGGATGCGGGAATAGTCAAACCATAGTAAGCACAATCGGTATATTTGTTAGCAGTCTTTCCAACGATCAGATTATAAGATGCAAGAGAAAATTTATTAGTGTGTTTTTTATTTCTATGAGTACTATCGTCAGCAGGATTCTCTACGAAATTTTGTGCAACTGAAACGTATACGGCACCCGCACCGCCGCCGCTTGCACCCATGTCCTGCTTTTTAACATTGCGTGTTTCGGTAACTTGTACTAAGCGTTTTATTCGTATACGCCATGATTGATCCGCTGCTGTGGGCCTATCAATTCTGTAAGTTTGAGCCATTGGTTTTAACACCATACTCTCTTGCCGCCTTAACCATTTCGGGCTTGTCTGCCATGCTCCGTTATTAACAGATACCTGCACTTCAAACGCGGTTTGGCTGGTATAGTATTTCTCTCCGACACTATAAAGCCCTTCCCATGCAAGATTGAGTTTTACTGCATTATTAGCAGCAGGAATATTGAGCACTTTCCATGTGCCAGCATCTAGCTCTATATTTGCATTTATAAGCTGCGATGATTCAGTAAATCCAGCTATAGAATTATTATTAGATGCTGTTGAACCATCTCTAAAATGTACTTCGGTTTGACTATCCTGAAAATTCGACACACTAATATCATTAACGTACACACTGTTTTCTAATAGCTCATCTGTGAGCACACCGTTAAGCGTTGGTCCTGCAATAGTACCCTCTCCGATGATATGCACTGAACGCGAAATATGCTCAATCTTAGAGTCTAGAATATCATCACCATTGTCATTTTGCAGCACCTCATCACTCGATACCTCAAGATCTACAATAGTTGATTGCGCGCGAGTTGGACCGCCATAAATCAATGGAATTCGAGACCCAGCATTTGCATTATTGAGACCACTTGAGAATATTGATTGATCGTTTTCATCGGTATTTTGTGGTTGATCAGCAAGCAGAGCGGTTGCTCCCGCTAAAGCCAAATTCGCACCCGTTGAGAGCAGTGCCGTTTGTACTGTCGCCTGCGACAGACCAAGCATGCCTCCGCCTGGCACATAAAACGATAACGCAATAAGAGCAGTACCAAATACTAATTTTCCTACTTTGCTCTTATCTGCTGTCAATGATTCATACAAATGTATCTGTGTTTCGTTATCCGAAAAAGGGATCATCAGATCATCAAGATCTACAATATTCTCATCTTTCAAATCACCGACATAAACAAGATATTCACCAGCTGCAATATCATCGAGCAGCGATGGCTCATCTATGGCAATGCCTGTTAACAATAGATCTATACGACTAGCGGGAAAAGATTTTTTCGCACCATATTTTGATTTTAATTGACCGTAAAAATGTACGTCTCTTACTATTAAATTATCACTCACAATCCATGTGCCTCATTATTTTTATTTGATATTCCTGATACTTATCCTTATATTCACGGCACGATAGTTGACCATAGAGATGATGATATATCATGTTGTTTTGTAGCACGACCGCTGCATGGTTGATCAACGCAGCATCAGTATCTATTGCATACAAGATAATGTCGTGCTCTTGCGCATCTTCTGCCTCAACTTCAAAAAACCCTAGATCATCCAATAGATGATAATGATTGATCTCTTGTGCATCATCTTCATACCACCAATTAAAATTACGTGGTGGGTTGGGTAGATCCACATCAAGCGTTTTTTTATAATACAATTTTACTGCTGTCCAACAATCGAAAACTCCATGTATAAAGGGATTTCCGATGAGTTTTTTATCATCATCGGATTCATTTATAACTAAAACATCAGAGCAATATTCTGATGTACATGCAACGATTCCAAATGGCACATCATCACCGAGCGATTGAGATAAACGCATATCACTAGCCGATGGTGTTCTGTAATCTATCTTAAGATAGCGATGATAACGATCTTGTACCGCATTGCCTGAGGTGTCATATGGATGACTATGGATGACCATATATTGTGTGGCACCCTTGATCATTTTTTCAAATTGCTGAGGGTCAACTCTAAATGTATTTTTTGGATCATCAGAAATGTTTTTTAATTTTTTATACGTGCGATTTACAACCACACCCACACACTCATTGGGCCACTGAGAAATCGCATGGTCCTTTATACGTTGGATATTTTTAGCATTTACTTTCATTAGATTCTGAATTTTCCGACTGATGGAAAATTCTCTCTAAGAATTATTCTTCGCGGTATAGCAGCATCTATTGACAACGGATGACCGAGCGCAAATTCTAATGTTGTTTTCGTATGATTCAATTTCTGAGTGATCACGTATCGCTGCACATTGAATATTTTATCTCCATGTGCAGACGAGCCGATATACTTATCAAGCGTCTGAAAAAATGACACAACCCATCCGTGCATATTTTTGGAATTGATAACCTCACTCATCAACGTGCGATGCACATTTGAGAGTGATAAAACCGGCGATGGCAGACTTCCATTAGTCGTTATCTGCAAATTTGATATCTGCATTGGCAGAGGGATATAGGTGTTTCCACCGAATAATATATTCTGACCATCATCATCATGAGGCGTATATCTGAGTGTCGTAGTACCGTTTGACATCTCAAGCAAAGTGACTCGGCCGCCTGGGAAATTTGTGTTTAGGTCATTAGCAGGTATTGCCATTAGGTATATTCTCTTTCTATCGTAGTACTAACTGTGTAGACATTGCCGCCTTGTGTCGTGTAGCTGTAACCATCCTCAGCCATAACCCATTTTTTAATTTGAGTCTCTCCGAATTGCGCCCACAGAAAATGGTCCCATCCAGCCAGCGCATCAAAATCACTTATCAATTGATCACGCTGCAATTGCGTTACATTGCTCCAAATGATATTCCATCGCTCCATCTTTACGTTAATGCCATCATTTAGGCGATGGACGATACCGCCGCCAAGCTCGGATTTTTTTATACGATACGATGCTGATTTCGATGATTGTTGACTGATGTAATCAGTGAGGGGGAGAGCAATAGGCATTGGTATATTTCCTTTATCTATATTTATCGGTTGAGTAAACCGCCAGTCCTAGTCTCTGAAATTATCGTCGATCTAGTTTCAGCTCTTACAACAGCTTGAACTCCATTTATTACTGCCTGAGAGACCTCACCAGGATTGCTATCACTACCCGCATTGACAGTGATCCCACCAAGATTAACAACACGTTGACTAGATGCGTCTGTATTGACGATACTTGACGATGTATTGCCACCCGCACCACCACTACTACCTGCGGTAAATAATGTGCTCAGAGCCGATGCAAATCCATTACCGCCAGAATTTAAACTACCATCAGAGGCTGTAAATAATCCCATGATCAATTTTTGTGTCTGTATACGTGCAAGATTCGTGAGCATGTTGATAGTGAAATTTTTCATTGCTTGGCTGCCCTCCATCGCTGATTGAACAAAGCCACCCATGAAATCATCAAGGCGCTCGCGCTTTTTGTCGTCAATAGTTTTTCGTTCAGCAGCGATTGCTTTATCTGTCTCCAAAATAACACCCTCCTCCCACGCTTTATATTCTGATGTTAACGCCATCGCCTCACCGATCTCTTCTCGCTTGATTCTGATTTTTTCCTCAGCAGCTTCTTGCAATCGTGCAATCTCATCATCCATATTTGAGATTTCTAGCTGTGTTGCTTCGTTCAATAAACGCTTGCGCACATCGGCCTCAGCTTTCGCTATAGCCTCCTTTTGATCTGCTGTTGCCTTGAGCGCTGCTACTTTCTCAGTCTCTCTTAGTTGTGCAGCAGCAATCTCTACCTCTGTCTGCACATCAGTATTGTCTAATTGTGTGAGCATACTAGCGCTAAGCGACGAGCCACCTTGAACATTGATATCTGGCGCTGCTGCACTTGTTGCTGACGATGCGTCAATTGCTGCCTGCTTTAAATTGTTTATTTTCGCCACAGCGGTATCTAATTTTGTAAGCACCCCATCGGGCATTAGTTTATTAGCGAGTGGCGTACCTTCAACGGCATTTACAAAATTTCGAAACGTCTCAAGCAATGCTCCTAGTGTGCCGATTACTTTTACTCTTGTATCTGTGGCAAATCCAACAAAGATACCTCGAACCCAATCCATCATTTTACCCAAGCCCTTCATCATCCCTGATAGTGCATCGGCAGGCAGAAATACATCAGCTAGAACTCCACCAACATCTTTTAACGCTCTCCACCCGTTTTGCAATGCTTGTATCCATATCGGAATAAAATTAGTCATCCCTACAAAAAATCCACCGATGGCCTCAGCTGGCGGGAGCATATTCAAAAATGCCTGGGACAGAACTTGGAATCCTTCCTTAGCTGTGCGAATTACACCTTCCTTAAGAGCTTCTGATTTTTCGATATTTTCTTGAGATATGATGCCTGCATTGCGCGCCTGCTGCTCATATGCAAATAATGCATCTGTGCTATCACCCAAACCGCCAGCGAGTTGTCGGAATCCATCAGCACCTAATTCAGTAAGTAAAAATTGACGCTTTAACGGATCTTCAATTTTTGTTATTTGATGCATCGCCGCATCGAATACTTCACCGACATCTGCAAATTCTCCACCCATCAATTTGGCTGATAGACCCAGCGAATCAAGTGCTAAATATGCAGCACCTCCACCCGTTTGCATTGCCTCGCCCACCCGCTCACCAAAGTCAACGAGTGAGTCTCTTGCAAGCTCAGATTCGACACCCATTTCACCAAATGCTGCTTGTAATGTTTGTATGCGATCTGTTGAAAATCCACTTGCCTCAGATGCATCTTTGATTTGACTGCCGTACAACGCGACCGCCGTACCTGCACCACCCACAGCAACTGCAAGCGCCGCTAATGCTAGCACCGGCGTTTTACTTAATGCGATTAATTTTTCTTTGAGCCTATCAACACCCGAGCCGAGCTTTCGCATTGATTTTTTACCCTTATCACCAAGATTATCAAGATCTTTTTGGGCATCATTTGCAGCGTCGGCAGTTCGTAAAAGCTGTTTGCGAGCGTCGGTTATATCCTTGTCGTCGAGTTTTGCAATGAGATTGCCTACGATTGCAGCAGCCATAAAAATTCCTTGTTAGAGTGTTTTATTTTATTGATTATTGAGAGCGTTTAGTTCTGCACGTCGTGCAATTACACCTTGTGTAAATCCGCTGTCAATACTATTTATTGTTTTAAGCTGCAATGGCGTGAGCGTGGTATCAGTCAATCTGCACCAAGCATCTATCTCAGAAAATGGTATCAATCTATCAGGCTCCGCACGACGTTTGCTCAGCTCTGTGAATATCAATATAGTTGGATGGAATTCATCATCTATATCCAACTCTAACAGTCTATGCAATCTCTCATCAATATCCTCACCGCCTGATTGCTTTAAGATGAATTCTGCAACATCAAACGCTGTTTTTCCATTTTTATCAGGCAGTGATTTTAACTGTGTAGTGAGATTAAAATACTCTTCAATCTCTGATAATTTCTTATTCTCAGTCTCTTCTAAAAAACGTGTGCTGCTTTTTAGCAGCACCTCCTAGCTGTTCGGGGACATAGTAATAATCGCTATCCATCAAAATATCGTACATAGCTGTTTCAGAGTATTTTCCAAAAACCTCCTCTTCCCAACCACAGCAGATCGTTATGATTAAATCAGCAGTCATCTTTCTGATTGCCTCAATATCTGTCATTGAATCCTCAGCTTCTGCGACTTTTTGAGCTTGCTTCATAAACTCATCACTGCGAGCGCTCTTGATCAATATCCATGTGCAGGGGTCTGATTCGCCTGGGATGGTTATAGGGCACTTGTACGGTTTCATCCGCATATCAGCAAGCGTTACTTTTTTCTGCTGTTTAGATTCTTGCTTGGTTTTTGGTTTTGTTTTTGTAGTCATCTTTTTTATTCTCCAATAAAAAGGGAGCCGTAGCTCCCTTATATTTATATCTTTTAAAACTGCTCGATTATGAGCGTGTTAGTTGCAATACAGAGTTGATGCCGCTGTCGTATACAGCTTCAAAATCCATCGTCAGTGTTCGAGTATCAGATCCACTCTGAGCCATGTTAGCTGTCTGCCAATCAATCTCGGGCATCAGTATAGTGAGAGTGTTCCCTTTGCCATCATCAAGCACTAATTCCATGCTTGTACTAGTCTCATTAGTGAACCAGTTTTTGGCTACTAAATCCTTGAGATAAAATGTAGCAGTACCTGTCACAGTTACCATATTCGTGCTGATTGCACTGGCGCTATCAAAACCTATGGAATTATTTGCAACGGCATTATTGGAAATAGTCAATGAGATGTCTTGTACATAATCTACTTTTTGGCCGTCGATTTTTACTGCACAATCAGCCTGGTACATCGGTTGTTTATCAGGCGCTGGCGTTGGATCTGAATCAACACTAGTAGCACTATCGACTCCACCTTTTCCGATAAATGTAAATCCAGTTTCGACAAGTGAGCCGAGCGATACTGAAAATGTTGCACTATCAATTACGCAACCGGTGAAAAGTTCATAAATGTTTTTTGTCTTATCTCCACGCTCGATAGAAAAGCTTGATGCTGTGTTCGATACTTTGATGACATCACCTGTCCAACGGTCCATCAGCAAGCCCTCTAACAGCTCATCAAATGTCTCATGCGCCAACTCTATGTCGAGATTTCCCGCCACACTTGTATTACCTCTGCGAGTAAATCGTCGCATCCTATCTCCACTCACAGCGTCCGAGGAAAGATTATCCTGAGTTAGGGTGATCGTGTTATTTTTTACAGGTATTGTCTGCATTGTTGGTGTTGCTGGCGTGACGCCAAACGATGCCTCACGAACAAAAGTCGTCGCTGTTGTACTACCTGAACTATAAATGTTGCTCATATGAGACTCCTAATTTAATTAATTAATTATGTTTATATTTATTCAATCGTGCCGTTGCACATGGCATAGATAATCTACGCTTACAGGTAGCATGTAATAATTATCAAACTCTTGTCCGACGCCACGATCATGACTCTCTATGCGTATTGTTAGATTGCTGGTTTGTATTGTTCCAATTTTAAAAGTGGATATTATTTTATCCGCAAAATAATTCGCTTCATCAATACCATCACCGAACGGCAGAAATAACGACACTTCATAGAATCCTGTCAGCAAATCAAAACCACCTGCTGTTGTCTCAGATATCGTTGATGTTGGATATAATTTTGTACGACAATATCGAGTTGCGCGAGTAGAGTTTGCTTGATCGGATTTTAATGTCAGACGAGTATTTTCTAAATGAATAGTTGGCATCTCTGCGATGCTCTGCAATAGCTCATCAAGGTCATTTTGCAATAGTCTATTTGACATTATCTACCTCTCTTTTTACGTTTAACTTGCTTTATTATTTTGGGTAGTTCTTTCATTGTTCTCCTCACTGCGGCGCTGCCTTGCATGGATTCAGTGCCAAACTCGTTGGCCAATATTTTTGGGACATTTTCATCGCTTGAGTACAATCCTTCCTCCTCCCAAAACCATGAGTCACGTAATTCTCCAGTATCGACAAATGATTTTTGTTTAACGCCCTTTACGATACCCTCACCGATATCATCTCTAAGGCCATCAAGATCGTCATACATTTCCATGAGTGCTTTGTGTAATGATTTAGACATGGATCTTGTCCTCATCTATGAGTATTTCCAAATACATTGCACGACCATCTACTAGACGATCCATTTGCACGATGTTGAAATATTTGTCTGCACAATGTATACGATGATCTTTGTTTATATTTTCGCGATATCGAATTGTTAGGCGATGACTACCCGCAAGATTTTCTTGCTCGCCGTTTTGAAATGTTGTGCCTGAGAGTGTTTCTAATTTCCCCCATGTTTTTATATCTTCTGACCAATCATAATCATAGCCGTATGAATCATTGGGGATCTTTGTATGCGTTAGAAATGTAACGACATTGCGTAGCTCTGCTATGCGAATACTCATTAGATATCTACTCGATATGTCTGCATGATCTCCATAGCTTCAAAAGGTGTTTGAATATCAGATAACTCTCGATACTCGAAACTATTGGCAACCATCATCAATAAGCAGTGTTTTAAGTCGGCAGGTATTGCACTCTCATTAGCACCATAACCCGCTGTGTATGTCAGTGTTATCGGGTTGTATTGAGCAAGTTGTGTCGATGGATAACTAAAATTTGATTTAAGACGAACCATACCGTATGTATTTGTCTCTGTGAGTTGGTACATCGACGGATCTATTGTTGCTTCTACGTCGTTGCTGTCTCTATAGACAATGCTCTCTACAGCGCTTACAGGAGCGTATGGCAATTGTAATGGCACATGGAATCCTTGAAAATCTATAGCGATTTTACGATTGATTAAAGATCTATTTGTGTATCGCTCGAATCGTGTGGTGGCGGCTTCAATGAGTGTCTGCACCTCACTCTCTGATTGATCGAGATCGACCTTTAGAAAATCAATCACTGTCAAATAATTGATTGGATACTCTTGTGCTGCTTCTACAATGCGAGTGCTGTTAGATGGTCGTGGAGCTGCAAATGGTTGGCTGTGTTCTGATTGTTGTTTGACTCTGAATCTCATGTGCTCTCTATGCTCCGATTGATGACATTAGTATTTATCTGTATCAGTATTGCGCAAATGAAAAAGGCTCCCTTTTGAGGAGCCTTGATCGAGGCGAAAACTACTTGATAGTAGTTAGAGAGATTAAACGCTTAGCAAAATTATATTTTCTGGAGCTACTATACCAACACCCCAGGCTAGGCTAATTTCGATTTTCTGTTGATGATAGCCTTTCCAAAGTTGAACCAAAAAATTCAGACCGGATTTGGCATCTTGGACAACCATGCTATCACTAGCACCGTCGTTCATACCACCTGCTGGAGTTCTGGCAACTAATTGAATTGCGCTTGGTACGCAAGCAAACGAGTCTGCGGTAGTTGCTTGCGAATAAAAATCAAGACCACCGAGACGACCGATAGTGCCGTCTTGTACAACACCAACAGAGCCAGATTCATTAACCTTAAAGAGGTTTGGCGTTGATTGTAGATTTGCTTGAGCTGCACTATCGAGTACAAAGTTGCGCTTCTGACCATCCAAGCCCGCATCCCGCATCGCTTTTCCGACTGCGGCAACATCAGACATTGTATTACCATCGCTGAATACGGGTAAAGCTGCAACAGTCGCAGAACCTGTACCTTCGGCAATGGCTTTTGCTACGATATCATCAGCAACTTCATTCGAAATCGCTCTGAACGCGGCTGCAAACTGGTCTTGCAAAATCTTAGCGTATTGACTAGTACCGACCACTTCCTCACCTGTCCAAAGCACTTCGGCTTTTTTGGATTTAGAGATAGTAAAATCTTTGTGAGTGATAATCTGACCACCGCTGTCAGTTGGGGCCATTGAAGGAACGATATCTGATGTGGTAGTTGACGGCACGATTGGAGTGCTGATTGTTTGACCGAGCGCTGCGGCTTCGGCACTAGTGTTGCGATTGACTGCTTGGATTGCACCGACATTTTCGCGGGATACGACTTGAAGGCCTTGGTAAATTGTTGGGACCAATCCTGTGAGTGTGTTTGACATAATATTTTCCTATGAGTTATATGAGTTATATGAGTTAAATTTGTTTACTACTATTTAGTTATTTTTAGCGTTAAACGAGTGTCGTACCACTGAGCATTTTTTTACTTTTTTCCTCAGGTGATAGCTTGTCGAAATCCGCTCTTGTCATTTCTGTTGATGCCAAATTTTTAGATGTAGGATTTTTAACATCAGTAGGTGCAATCTTTCGCTCGAATAAAAATGAGGATTGTGCTTTAAGCGCTTGGATTGCTCCGAGCACTGACATATCGTCTAGCTTTCCACTTTCATCAAATTCGATCATTTCGCGATCTACTAACCTTCGTCCTGCTTCCATCGCATCCGACATGATTCCACTTTTAGATAACTGCTCGGTCAATGCTGCATTGATTTGTGTGTCTCTGCTGCTCTTACGAATAGTCTCCAATTCTTTATTGGTTTCCTGCCATAGCAATTTGTATTTGTCATCATTCGTAGTGTCGTCGTTTGATTTTGATGATTGCTTGAGGTCGTCACGTTCTTTAGTTACCCGTTGCTTGATCGAACGCTGTTTAGTTGCCTCTGCAATAGCTGCATCTCTTTCACGTATCAATTGTTCAACATCAACATCATTATTCTCTACTACTTCGGTCTCTACCGATTCAACGTCACTTGTTACAGATTCGTCGGCTGTTACTTCATTTGTGTTTACTTCCATTACTCATACTCTCCAGTATTATGCGTTGAGTTTATTTGCAAATAGAATCCACCATCTACAATACTCAGATATGTTTATTTATTCGTTTTCATCCTTAGCGTTTGCGTTTTCATCATCCGCACTATCATCAGTCTTTTCAACGGTTGATAGACTGACTTGAGGTGATGATGCGAGTGAGTCTATCTCAGTGATTTTTGCCATCGCTTGTGCTTCTGTCATGTTCTCGACTTGGATGAAATAATCTTTTCTGCTTGCAAGCCCGCTCGATATCTTTTGTTGCCACAACTGTTGCTGCTCGGTTTTGTTGATCGGCAATGCAGGTTTTGCAAATGTCACCTCTAGCTCGCCTTGAATAAGTTCTGGATATAGCACCTTTAAAATCTTGTGCATGTGTTTCAATCCAGCGCAAAAAAAGTGTGCTCGTTGCTCACGTAGATTTAGGTTATCCATACTTTCAACAATTAAAGCGAATCCACTTGATGCCTGTGCCGTGCTTGCATTACGTAGGTTGACACTGAAATCGCTTGCAACGGCTTTTACAATCTCCTCGATGATGCTATTCAATGGTTGGAGTTGTACGTTGGGTGCTTTAAAATCAATGTAGGGTGCTTTGCCATCGGGATCGGGTTCCATCTGCACAATTGATCCAAGGCCACCGAGTGATTTCTCGCCCTTTGAGTTGGCTTGTGATGTTTTAAGATAATTTGCATCGCTGTATGCAGTGTCGTCAGGCGTAATATTACTAACTGGTTTGCCGTCCGTTGATTCGATTTTTCTGTCGGTGAAAAGTGTAGAATTTTTCGCCCACGCTATTGAAAATTCGGTGTCACTTAGCGAGATATTGTACATCGCCTGTAGCTCTGCGAGATCCTCAGGTATGTGGGGGAACATCCTTTGATATGATTTTGCAGTATCGTAAAATACAGTGACAGGACAAATAGCATCAGGATTCTCAACCGTCGATATAATGGTTTCTTTGTTCTCTTTTGTATGAGTCTGCTGCACTAAAACATCTGTGATAGTAGATGCTGTCATATGCCGATATGCCCACGCATCTTTATTGTGTGGATCTTTCAACTCATCGGGTACGTCTATGAGATATGCAAATTCGATGACGTTATCAAGCGGATCTGTCTCAATGACACAATTACCTGGGTGCATGCATAACAGCCTAAGGCCTTCACCATTGAACGCGTTATAGCGATACTCTCCACCCACCGTAGTAGTTTCGTTAGGTATGTATCGTTGTGTGAGCACTACAGTTGATTTTAATAGTCGTGTAAAGGCGTCAACGGTTTGAAAAAATTCAAGCCATGATGATGACTCTAGCAATTGATTAAGAGTAGGATCGACTTGCACAGTAGTCTCACCAGTGCGCACCATTAACGTCGGACGATCATTAAAGAGCAATCCTGATTTGTCTATGATTGATTTAGTAATGTTGCGTGTGCGGGGGACAATGCCCTTCTCTCGCCACTCCTCACGCTTGCCCGATTGGTTTTCCCACAGACCGTCCAGCATTTTAACGAGATGAGTTTTCTGACAGCCCAAGTAATAATCTAGAAGGATGTTTGCTTGTGTTGCATCTTTGGTCTGAAAGTTTTTGCTGTTTAGTGTCATCTGTATACCCGTCTCAATTGCGTTAACTGATATTTATCAGTAATCGGGTATAAAGATGACACTCAACAGTAGCAACGTAGTATCGAGTGCAGTGCAGTGTTTAGGGATCATCGGATACTCGCCGATGATCCCTTTTTTTGTGGCCACTAAATACTCTCTAACAAAGGGAGTAAAAAATGATGACAGATAATTTTATGGCCTGGGTGTGGAGATAAAACATGAACAACATTATCTATAAATTAAAATGCTGTTATAACCTGGTATTCAACCGCAACACTATTTGGGTTGATGGCAACAAAATAAAATTAACACAAGTCCCACACTTGTCTCAAGATCAGCTAAGAGACTGCATACAGCAATATGAGACTGCACTAATTATTTGTCCCAAATCAATCAGCGGCGGTCATATTGAGTTATCGGATGGTGTTTGGACATACAATGATATGACGTTGATTCGACGATACTCGTTCTACCAAATAGAACGTAATGTTAATGAGATGGTAAAGCTATGAGCACCCCAATGACGGCGGCTGAAAAGCAAAAGATATTAGATGATTATGAGATATTTGCAAATCTTGATCATGATGATGATGAGAAGATTGATGTACGCACTATTCCGGATCTGTTACTAGCAGTGATGTATGATGATCTTGCAGCTAATGTACAAGATAATAGTGATGGCGATCCGAGCGAAACCAATGCTCTCATCAAATACAGAACGGAGATAAAACGGCGGCACGTATTAGATGATACTGTGATAACTCGAATATTCGATGAGTATAATAGTGATCCCGATGCACACATCAGAGTGCTACAGATGCGCATGGATTTGGGCAAATAATCAGCGAGGCAGCCGTGGTGGCTGTCGATTGCTGTTAGTAGTAGTGATAGTGCTATGGTTGGATTTCGTGGGCATGGTGGTCTGTATGGCGTACCTCACGGCATCCCAAGAATTGTTGTGTTTGTCGATAATCGCGGGCAGGACTTGGCCGCTGAGTGGATCTAATTTGTGTCGATATAGCTGTGCTTCGCGTATCGTGAATTTGCAGCGAGGATGTATCACGATGCGATTAAATGATCTTAAGTAAGCTATCCCCTCTTTAATACTATCCGCGCCTTTGGTGCAGCTTACAGCATTAGGCAAACCATTTTTTCTAATGTGACTCGTCGTCTCAGGCCTGGAATTATCGCAGCGAATTTCATATTGTGCTGCTGATGGTACATCGTTGAGTATATGATCTACTATATCGTCGTTTTCAATACGTACACCTGTGGATTCTGCTTCTATCCATAGCGTTTTATCATAGATCCAACATCGCACAAATGCCATCGGATCGCCTGAAAATCCATAGTCTAATCCATGCAAAGGTGAGGCGTTCCAATTGTTTTTTGGAGTGAATTCGTCAACTACACAACGATCCCATAAAACCTGTTGGTCACTCTTCTGCAAGCATGTACCTAGCCATACATGTGAGTACATCTCAGGATCACTAATGCGCATCTCTTCCGCTTCGTCGATCATAATCTGACTGCACCACGGATTATCGAGATACGTCATGAGCACACTTACACAGCTTTTTGGTGGGTTTACGACGAATTTTTTATACGTCGGATCATCTGGCTGATTAGGGTTAAAAGCAATGAGTATACGACTGCCTTCCGCTCTCAGCGTCGGTATTAAGACTCGCCAAGACTCGGAACTGACGGATTCACCCTCCTCTACAAAACATAGTGTTGCGTTTTCTAATGATTTTATTTTTTCAGGATCTCTCTTAATGCCAATGAAAGTAAAAACCGAGCCGGTTGTCTTACAAAGTATTTCTTTATTTGTAATATGGAAATATGCACTTAAACCCATCGCAGATATTTGATCACATATGAGCTTATATACAGAGGCTGATATTGAGTTTTGGAATTGTCGAGCGCATAAAATATTATGCTTTTCAGTAATCGCTTTAATAATAAGGTATCTGACTATGGCCCAAGATTTCCCGCTGGCCCGGCCTCCATATAGGCATACGTAACGGCTATCACCGAATAAGCATTTTGCTTTATCAGGGAACTGTAAATTTAATTCGTTTAAATCAGGCATCACTGATCACCGTCAATATAATCACTGTCATCATCAGGATCAATAGGTTCATCATCATCACCATCATCATGCTCAATGATGATGGTATCGTCGTTATCAGTCCCTTTAAAATTAATATTGACTGCTGGCGGTGGAGGTGTGTTATCAATCTGTAGATCGTTGACATACCGTTTGTCAATAGAGTTTTGCAAGCCTATAGCTGCGGTCAGAATTTCGCGATTACTGACCTTTATTGGCTCAAGATTTTTATCTACACCGTTTGCCATCTGCAACATGACAAGATCCGGCATCTGTAATCCGAGTTGTTTCGCAATGATTTGGATATTGTCGTTCTCGATCTTATCGAGTAGCAGCCCTTCTCTTTTTCCTATGTTTCGCCCTGCGGGTAGCTGGTCTCCAGCTTGGGGGGGTGTCGTTAGTATCTGTTTTAGCTCGTCTTTCGATTTCTTGTCCATTTCTAGTTGACTCCACAACCCGCGCGTTTTCCCTGAGCATATTTAGCAATTGGAACTGTTGTGGAGTGCCAATGTTGTGTTTTAAGTATTCAGTGATGGCATTTAAAGGGGGATAGATGAATCTATCCGCAATAGATTTCTTGTAAAGAACTACGTTGTTATATTTTGTAATTTCATTTGGGCCACTGACTGTTTCAACATGAGATTGAAAGTCTAAAACCATTTCGGGATGTGCAATAAACGGTATATATGTGTGTTGTAAATATCTGCACAATTGAAAAGGATTCATGCCGTTATGTAGGCGTTTTAATGGTTTAGTTTTAGTTGCGTCGTATTCTAGTTGTGGTGCATCCCAACCCGTTATATAGATTCGTTGCATTTTTGCGTGGTTTTTACGGTTGAATACAACAAATTCGATATCAGGATAGCCATTGCGTCGTAATCTATGCTCAACCAACGGTATCAGTGGTTTAAAATATGGTTGTGATAATCGAGTAAAAATATACGGCACATCGGTTAATGTTCTATAGGCTATTTTCATATCGGAAAATATTTAGTGCTATTAACAGCCGTGATGTTTTCGTAGCTCATGTGCGCGCATGCCAGCGGTCGGGTCGGATGATTTTTCTATCGTTAAATCGTCATTGAGAGCATCCATTACAAACTTTTTTAATTGAGTTGCGGTGATGCTATTAGCTGGCAGACAACGGCGTAGCCATAGGTGGTCGTCTATGTGATCACTAATTGCGATGAGGTCTCGCTGCTTGACTGGATTGGTCTCTAATGATGCAAGTTCAAGGATATGATCTGAGATGATTTCGTTGAGTTCTGCTCTTTGATTCGGATTTGGTATTTCGTGCCAATGTAATTTTTGATCACGTCGATTTTTTATTTTTCTCTTTTGTTTCCTCTTTTGTGTTCTCTTTCTTTTCTTTGCTGCTTTTTTCTCTTCAATGATGTTGTCTTTGATCTGACGATACTCTTCTATTGATTCGGCTTTAGCAAGGCGTGGTACTGAGGGTGAATCGAGTGTCGTCGACATATTGGTTAGGGGGTGATTGAGATCGGCAAACTGACAGAAAAAATGATGCTCGAAATCATCGACATGGCTGCCCTTCGGAAATGATTTGAGGATTTTGTAATCCCATTTTATTTTATGACTGTCGAGACAGCGGATCATTTCGCGACTGCTGTATGCCCAAGATTTATGATTTTTGTTGTGTGGCTCTGTGCGATGTTCTCGCATGCGCTCAGATTTTCGGTACGTCTCTCCGATGTAGAAAATTATCTGATCAGTGTCGCCTGGCAGCTCAGTGCCGTACTCCCGAATTTCGTTGATTTGCTGGAATAGCTCGTCTCTGATTTCGCTTGGGACAGTTGTTTGATCGAAATGTAGACAATAGACGTGATGCAGACCGTCGCTGCTGCTGCTGTCTGACTGTTGGACACTCTTATTAGTGTGTTCTGTGTCTGACTTCGTCTTTGATTGCTCTTTTATTAATCCCATACAGATATTTACAAAATCTGTCAAGTATCTATTAGTGATAATTATTCATAGGAGATAGTTCTGAGAGCGGGTAATAATGCGAGTACGCGCTGCAAATCTCATCATAAGTATTATTGTCAATCAGAGGAGAATCATATGACAACGAATAATACAACTCGCAGTGCGCAAGGCAATCTACGTAATAACGTGACTAGCAAGCTGCGGCGGTTAGTACACAAGGAGATGCTTGAGCATTACAAGCGGGCTGATGAGGCGCAATACAACACTCTCTATGAGTCGATACGTGCTGAGCATGTGCAAGCGTTCGAGGATGAGTATGAGCGTGAGCTGGGTAGTTTAGATGCTGCTGATGGTGATCGCTCTTGAGTACTGAGATGCCTGGGCGTGATGGTGGTGATGGTGCTGAGATTTTCGCAAAATATGATCTCAGTGCTGATCATGTTGAGTCTGCGATAGAGATACCGACAAGACCACCTGAGGGCGTAGTAATCGTAGTGGGAGCCTCAGGCAGTGGCAAATCGACGATTCTGAGATCGTGGGGGATGGTTGAGACGGTTTTGGATCGTGATGTGCCCATATGGACATTGTTTGAGTCGGGGTTGGATGCTGAGCACTGGCTGACAGTAGCAGGATTGCGCTCTATACCGACATGGCGTCGAACTCTTAATACAGTTTCTAACGGTGAGTGTCATCGTGCCGAGGTTGCTGTTGCTCTGAGTCGCGGCTCTGAGTTTATAGATGAGTTTACGAGTTTGGTAGATCGTCAAACGGCGCGAGCATTGTGTCACTCTATTAATAGAGCTGGTCTGAGTAATCTAGTAGTAGCGACATGTCATGTGGATGTGTGCGAGTACCTACGAGCTGATCATATCTATGATGTTGATGCGGGTGAGTGGTTGGATGCTTCGGCAAGGAGGTGCCTTCGGCGATGGCATGAACCGTTGTCTCTCAAGATCCGACCGTGTGATGCGCAAGCGGTTTGGCCGAGTTTCAGCCGACATCATTATCTAGATAGCGCTATTAATAAATCGGCAAATGCCTGGACTGCGCTGATGGATGGTAAAGCGGTTGCTTTTTTAGCAGTGATCGCAATGCCCCATCGCAATATTAAAAATGGTTGGCGGGGGCATCGTTTGGTTGTATTGCCTGAGTATCAAGGCATGGGCATCGGCAATGCTTTTCATGATGCCGTAGCGGGATTGATCGTAGAGAGTGGTTGTCGATATTTTTCTAAGGCAGCTAATGTTGCTGTGAGTATGCACCATGAAAATTCGATTTTTTGGAGGCCAACATCTAAGAATCGCAAACTACGAACGGACTATAAGAGCGAGCGTGGTGCCGAATCGAAAGAGACTACTGCGCATATGCTCAAGCATGCAGAGAGGGTATGCACATCGCATGAGTTTGTAATACCGAGTGATGAGGAGTTTGAGGAGTACATGTTAACCATAGGAGTAGATAAGACATGAAAAAAGTAGTGAAAAAAGTAGTGAATAAAATAGTAGTAGATAGTGAAGAGCGGAAAGCTGCGGTTAAATCGTTGATTAATTTGCAGGATTATCTTTGCAATAACAGTGATGATATGACGGATGCTGAGATAGAGCGTGAGCTGGCTGTCATTGATGCTGAGCTAGCTCGATATGCTGATGAGGATGCTGCGGCTGCGAGATCGCTCGCTGATGGTGTTGATGAGTTGGCGGGGATGAGATGAGGTGATGTTGCCATCGTCGCCGTCCAGGACGGCGGCGGTGGCGGTGGTTGGTGGTAGGGAGCATTTACAAAATAATAGGAGATAATTAAATGCCAAAAATTATTCAGTATATACAGAGCGATAAGACAACGAAATACAAACGCAATTATGCACAACGCAAGCAGCGGGCGAGTGGATATCTGTGGCGGGTGATGAAGGAGCAGCATCCCGATTTATTCAAAAGTATTATAGATGATTTTAATGCTGAGATCGGTGTTGATGATGAGAAAGTGTCAAAGGATGGGTTGTTATAACGATTTAATTCATATCTAAACGTGGTTGATTTTCTCTTATAAATAAGTTTACTGAGGAAATTTCCTCACAGCTTATTACACAACTATAGGAGTTAATTAAAAATGAGCAATTACAAATATCAAGATCAAACTAAGATGCCGAGTTATGCAAAGCGTCTGCAACGCTCAAAGATTGAGATGAGAGTACTCAAGCAGTTGCGCGAAGAGCATAGCGGTCTATACAAGCGGATTCGTGCAGGTGTGATCAAGGAGTTTGATGTGGAGAGACAGCAGGAGGGAGAGGTTTCATGAATTTTACAATATTGCATAGAGAGGTGCCGAATTGGGATACTCATGTACTACGAAATCAAAATGTTGTACATGATGAGTACAGAGTTGAGATGGGCTTTCGGGAGTTGTACGACTATATGGCTGCCAATGTTGAGACGCTGAAAGACAAAGATAATGGGATATTTTTTATTCCGTGCGACTTTGTAGATCCTGATGATGTGGAGTCATATGATGGTGCCTATAAGATTAATTAC